TCGTGAGCTTTGGGAGAGGACTCAGGAGCGCATCGAGCAACAGGTGTGCGGGGATGAGTGGACTAAGTACGACACTGGTCGTCATGGTCGACGCGCTATGCGCGGCTTCGATGACAGTGTCGGCGAAAGTGCCGTTCCCGCACCACCTGGCTTGGTGCTTCCGTCCTCTGTCGATGAGCTTGAGAACGTCGAGTTTTCCTCTTGTTGCGGTGAAGATGGTAGTGTTTGCTCAGAGGTTGATGAAACCGAGGACGCACCTCGCATTGGCGAGAGTGCTCCAGAGGAGGAGTTTACCCCTGCCCAGGTGCATGCCATCGGGATGGGATGTAAGTTGGCTTTTGTTGCCACTCTGTTCGCCACTGATTTTGACCTTGCTACTGTGAAGAAGCAAGTGATTAATGCTGACTTTTCTTTCGTTTCAACTTTGAAGGATGCTGTCAGTCGCAGCGGTGTGTCCGCTGTGCACGACTACGTCATTAATTCTGATTCTTTTGCTGTTTATCGTGATTACATGAATTCAGTTCAGCCCTTTTGGGCTCAGTATGATGATTCGCTTCCTGATGAGAATGGCGCAGCCTTCTTTGACAAGGTTGGTGAGTTTCGCGTCGATGGGGTAAAATCCGCGACGACTCCCGATCGTAAGAAGAAGGCCAAGCCGTTGAACGAGGTTGCCAAAGAGCGTTCAGATGCGCTCAGGGCGCTGATCAAGGACCTTGGCTGTGAAGACGAGGACTGGGTCACACCTGAGAACACTCGTGCGAACATTTTTGCTTCTATGGCTGCGCACGCTGCACTCGCTGACGTGCGCTCCCCTCCCGCCACTAAGGCTGATTGGGAGCGCGCCCTCGAGGTTGGATGTGAGGACTTTGATACCACTGTCCTCCCTACCCACCTTGAACAGGGGTTTGAGGGGTGGTACAAGCTTGCAGCCACTATGGCAGACTCGTCTTCTGGGGTTTCTGCGCGTTTTCGCGCACAGAGCAAGAAGCAGTGGGCTGCTGATCCACAGTTGTTTCTGACGCTTGTCGATCTTATTCAGTGCAGGCTGATCCTGATGATCATACATGAGGACGTTGTTTCTGGTTACACACCAGAACAGTGCGTTCGGTACGGTCTGAAGGACGTCTTGCTGCTTTCCGTTAAGGGGGAGCCTCATGCTCCTAAGAAAGCCAAGCTTAAACGTTTCAGGATGATTTGGATCAACTCACTTGTTGATTGTTT